ACACAACCAGCACCACCACCGTATGGAACTCCACAGAATCCATCATTCTCCCAACGTTATGGATTCCCAAACCCATTGCATGCACCCTCACCAGAACCAAAGCCAGAACTCAAGAAAATACCAGTTCTACTACTAACCCGTTGTGGTTGCTCAAAGGAAATAGAAATAGATAAGATAATCCCAGAAATCCGTGTCATGCTTATGGGAGATGTCTCTGGTTTCATGGTGGATGAAGTTGCAGGGGCAGACATTGCAGACTTTGACGTTGGCATTCGCACATTTCGGTATGAACACAAACGTTCGAAAAGGATATATTCATACGAAGATTTAGAAGAGGAATTCAATATCAACGTAACCTCATATTCTGTAAGACACCTCCTTGATATGTTCCACGCAAAGGGACTCAACGCAACGTTGGCAGCGGACGAACGTGCAATCGTTGTAGAAACACCTGTCTATGTGGAAATTGCACCAGAAAGGAAGAAGAAGAAAGATGTCAAACGGGGCGTGCAAACTAAGGCCAAGAGTTAGGGCGGGATTGGTGTTTGAATTCTATTGTGAAAACTGCAAACATTGGGTGGATTTCATCAACCCGCGGGAATGCCCGCATAGACACGGAGGAGGTCGTGCATACAATGCAATGGCTGATGGCATTGTTGAAAATATAAAGGAGTTGGAATTGCAATTAGGCAACACGGTTGATCTCACCGACGCCCGCTCGCGCCGCTCCGTCCTGCATCCTGGTATGCATCACGCAAATGTGACCTGAGATCCTCGTTAGTCCTACGTACTTCAGTTTTCATCAACTCCAACTCTCCACGCATAGTTTCAATAAACGTGGAGAGTTTCAGTTCTACATTGGACAACTTCTCCATTTGCTTCTTATCTGAATCATTGACATTCCCTGACCACCAGACAAAGATGACGATCACGCCACCAATCAATGCAGTAATCAACCATTGTTGGAAGCTAGAGAAACGTGGTTCATCCTTGCCCGTTCCGTTAGTCTGTTTAGGTGCCAATTGATCCAATGCTCCTTTAAGGTCCCGAAATGGACAGCTATCCTCTTCCCGCCGCTTCCACTGGCGCCGTTCCTCCGCCTGTTGCTCGATCTCCTTCTTTGACTCCACCATGCTGGACCTCTTTTTTCTGTACTCCATAGGAGAGGATTGGACCAATGGTTTTCAGGGCCACGCCGGCAATGTCAATTCTGAACTGCATCCCCAAGGTCAGGATGCTTGACATAGCCCGCAATGATCCAGCCTGTGCCTCTTTTATTGTCTCCGCCGTATGCACAGTGGCACCAATTTCACCATTGAAACTGGCAGGATAAAGCAACCCATTCTCCTCTCGCACGCCGGTTAATGCAACACCATGGTCAAGCCAATCCTTCAACGTGCCCAACGAATCAGTCCCCGGCTCTCTCGTTGCATGGGGATATGGTGGAACAGTTGCACGTACAGTGACTCCATAGTCAAAACTGCACTTCATTTGCTTCACCATCCCCCGCATGGTATCCACAATCAAGCTCCCGAATTCCTGCTGCAACAACGCCATGAACACATACGTTGTATCAAAGCGGAATCCAGGGATATATCTAATCACATTATCCCCATTCATATCCACGCTAATGGGGCCTTTGTAGTTCAACTTCTTCAACACCGGCTTGATGCGACCAAGGGATTTCTGAAATTGAATAGGCCGGAAGTTCTTGAATGCAAAGTACGTAGCGCCAGAACATTCAATCGCTGGCCCCACATTCCCTGCCATGAACGCATACTCCTGCACCGCGCCAAACAATGGGTAAATGAAATCCTCCCCATTGAACCACCCTTCAATCACGCAGTCAATTCCATTTCCATCACGCACGCATTCAACTTCATACATCGAATTCAACATCTTGATGAAGTTCTCTTGCCCGCGTAGATTGTCCTGAAACAGCCCTGCGCCAAAGACTAGATATCCCATCTTCACCAATGTATCAGCCATTTCACCAAACCCGCCACCTGTGAAAATAATGATAGTATCTTTGGAACTGCAAGACTTAATCATCGCCATCGTTGCCTTGCCATGAAACCTTGTTGCTGCATTGTCCGTTTGCTCATTCGGCCCTTCGATCAACGGGACAAGCCCTTCCCCAATCCGGCAATAGTCAGCAGTCAAGAACGCAACAGCATGTCCTTCAGCCTTCAACCGCATCGCAATCGGCAACCCTTCACCGCGCCAGGATACGACTGTAAAACGCATGGAAGCCTCCCTTTCATTGAACTCTAAAACGCATCAATCACCAGGAAAGAAACGGTTAAAGAACTCAGCGTTTCGCAGGAACGGAGAACTGTTCAAATCCACCGATGGCCCCATTGTACGGAGGAATTGCTGCAACTGATTCCCTGCCGGCCTTGCCACTTCTTCGGTCAAATCATACGTTGTCGGATTCTGCCATGACATCGACGGAGTTGTCCTCCCTTCTGCTGGATTGCCCTTGTAAATGCCACTCCACGGCCGTTCATTCGCTATCAATGAACCTGGCCCAGTTGGCGTCATAGGGCCACCACCACTCGGCCCCATGTTCAACAAGCGTTGCAAATCCTGCGGTACATTCACTCGTGGCCCACGAAGCGGGCCAGTATTCAATCCCATTGCGTAATCCGTCGCACTCCATCTCGGCGCCTCCCGGCCGCGAAGCCTATGCATAAGCTGGTAAAGCAATGGAGCTTGAAACGACGGTTCCTCCATGTAGTCTTCCATTGCAATCTCCTAGTCGCCTTGAAGGTAGTTCAACAATCCGAACGTACCAAGGGTCTGATCCATTGCATCTTCAAGCGTAGTTGCAGCTGCTTTCCGCCCATACTTGCTCAAGAGATGGCGCTCAGGGCCAGTTGCAGGAAGTGTCCCTTGCATCATGCGGGCAAGGATTTCATGCACGCTGCTTGTAAGATCGCCTTGCTTATGCAAGAGATTGTTCAAGTGATTCTCTGCATAAGTATCGCCTGTGTCCTGTGTAACTTGAATCAATTCAGGATACCGTCGGCGGAAACTATTTTCTAGCATTCGCATTGTAGATGGCCGGAATTGTGATGTCCCGAAGTGGCTAGTTTCATGAATTGCAGTTCCTACTGGATCAGGTGCAACGGGACTGATTATTGCATATGGCTTTGATCCAGTATTCATAATCCCACGAGAGGCTTTCCCTTCCTCCAGATTCCCCATCCAATTTTCTTTGACGAAATCCAACCATTCACCATGCTCCGTTGGTGCATGGAATGGAGCATTCGCCATTGCAGGAGTTGCATCTTGTATCGGCCCTCTTGCCCGTGGTCCAATGGCATTTGCAGCTTTCCAGTATGTTGGATTTAGATGCTCCTTCGTTAATTCCAACAAACCTTTTGCCAATTGATTCTGTCCAATCAATTGACCCATCGGTGTAGTCAATGCATTTGTCCATTGATCCTTGAACGTTTTTCCAAACAAGAGATCCTGCAAGCGCCGAAACGTTGATGGTTCCGGCGCCATGACAGAACCTTTTTGATACAATTCTTCTTCCGGCGATCCATACTGCAATTGAACAGGCATCTACATCCCCTTGTATGTCTTTTGGATATCCAAATACTTCTGCCTTGCAGTCTTGGGGACGGCCTTTATTTCAGTGAACTCTGGCTGCGACATGCGGAGCATCCGGCGCTTCAATCCAGTGACAAATGAAGAACCGAAATCAATCCTATACTCCGCACGAGAACTTGCGTTATGCTTCTTCATATCCGCGAGAATCTCAGCCAAGGCATTTGTATCTTTCTCCAACAACGCCTTCGCCATTTGATTCTCGAACTTTGAGCGAAGCTGGATATTGTAGTCCCGAAGCATTTGCTCTCCCGCTTCCCTGTCATATGCCCTTGACAGCTTTGCAGGGGTAAAGCCAATGCCACGAGCAGCGATGTCGGTCGCAGTTGCACCTGACACAACCGGTTCACCAGCGGGCGTCCTGAAGGCTTTCTGACGATCCAGCGCGGTTCTAGTTGCAACACTGGCTCCCTTGAATGCCTCTGGAATTACTTGCTCCAGGGCACGCCAAGGATCACCTTCCGCCGCAGCTATTGCCATCTTCGTTGGCCGAACGAGCATGAAATCTGGTAGCACTCCGCCAATGACTTTCGCCGCTCCTTCAACGGGATCGCTGAACATTTCACTTGGTACAACGTCCCCGTATCCAGCGGAACCGCTTAGATCAATTCCTTCATCCGGCCTGCCATAGAGAACACCAGCGCCATACGGCAATCCACGCAACGCCAACTCGCCAGCCTTTCCAAACTTTCCCCGCACTTCACCAGGGATATCAATCCCTGCATACCGTCGAGCTAGGTCAACCACCAGCTTTGCACCAGGTATTCCCATTGCACCTGCAACAGCTCCCATCGTTGCAGCTCTGGTTGAAAACACCTTGAAAGCATTCAACGCCTCTGGCGTGACTGACTTGCTTTTGATAATTTCAGTTGCTACCGTTTTCAGATCCTCCTTGAACTTGCTCATCATATTGTACTGGAACAAACGGAACGTTCCAAGTGGCGCACCCCATGATGAACGAATGAACCGAGGACGATCTGCTTTGCTGTATTCCAGGTTAATGTCTCTCGTGAGTTGCTTGGCGAATTCATGCGCTTTCTGTCCAGCAATTCCTTTATCCGCTGCAATCCTCCGCCCTGCAATATAGCTCGCCAATCGTAGCCGATCCTCCGCAGCACCGAAGAAGTATCCAGAAATATCAGATAACGTCTTGAATGCAGGAGCACGGCCACCGATCAATCCCATCATTTCCTGTACGTTGGGATTTCCAATCACCCCTTCATGCCGGGCCAGTTTAATCCCTGCCTGCACCGCTGGCGACAACCGTGATTCCTTGAACGAGTCCCGCATTGAACCAGCCCAAATGCCCAAAGCGTTCTTGGAATGTTTCTGCATTTCAGGCAGGCCAATTGTTCCATATCCAGTCAAGTTCACCAATGCAGACGACATCTTCCCGCCAAGGTAGAAGTGAAACAATCCTTCCCGCAAGGCACCAAAGTCACCGGATGGATTATAAACATCATCCGTGTACTTCGTGCCAATCGAGAACAATTCATGCCGTGGCTTCCAATTCGCCTGCACTTCCGCTAATTCAGCCGGCGTGAAATGGCGCCTGAAATTCACCGGTAATTGGTTCCACTTCGGCTGATTAACGAGCATATCCAACAACTTATTCGTGTCGTACTTGCTCTCCCGAACAGCAATGTAATGCGAAATGGAACGCAGGTAATCTGCCGTATTGCGGGCCAGGTCAGTAGAATATCCAGGCACTCCCTTTTGTTTCCGCAGATGTTGCACGAAGCGAGATGCGGAAACGCCAGACTGTGCAAGCAACTTCGCAACACCATACTGGGATGCCATCCAGTGTTGAGGCCCGAGTTGCTGTTGCAGCCACTGATCCACACGATGCAGACCAGCAAACGTGGTAACGTCGAATCCACGGAGCAGTTCTGGCGCTGTTTGTGCCAATTGACCAGCATTGGAAATCCGCTCCCCAGGACCAAGGTTTGATTGGATTTGCCCCTTTGTTGCTCTATGTGCAGCCTTGGATTCCTGTGTGTAATAGCCGGTTAGATTCCCCGCTTGATCCTCTACTGCAATGAAGTATTTCCCAAACCGTGAAAGTGGAGCGTAGCCTGGATGGTTCATCTGTGCGGTGGCCTGTGCTGCAACGGTTGGATTAATACCACTCATGACAAGCCCAGTTTCCAATCGCCGCAACGTGTTCTTCATCGTTTGCTGATAGGCATTGTAACCATTGATTTCATCCGGCGTCAATCCTCGTGCCCGCAGTTGCGCTGGTGAATATTCAACCTTGGCAATGGTGCCATCGAAGATCGTCGTGTCCAATCGTGGAGAGCGGGCAGCGAAGTATGGCTGCAATCTCTCCATAGCCTGTGACGCGATACGATTCCGCTTATCCATGAACGCCAGGGATTCATTCACAATAGGCCGATACATCTTGAACTTCTCTCCCAGGATATGCGGTATCGTGAACCAACGATCAATCTTCTTGCTTCCATCATCAATCATCTTTGATGGAATTTGCCCACCCGCCTTAAAATTCGCCATCCACTGAGCAGCATTGCGAGACTTGTTTCTAACCCAACGGCCAGCGCCAGCAGCAGCGAGTAAGCCACCACCCACAGCAACCGCGCCAAGCAATGCTTTACCCGGATTGAATACGTGAGTTGATTCACTTGTTCCATCTTCCCCTGCCTCCGCGTATGTATCGAAGCCTTCCAACGAACCTGCAACAACGCCAGCGAGTCGTAATGCTCCAGGCTTTGCACTATTCACTAGATGATTCGACACCCGGCTCAACAGGCTATCAGCTTCTGCACTTACCTTGTCTGCAATATGCGGTGACAATGGACGAGCAGCAGCAGCCACTTTCCGCAACCGAGCTACTTCATCCAATGTATCTTGCATGTCCTTTGCAACGTTGAATTCCCCTCTGCTTGATGCCACACTTCCACGGTTATGGATAAGCAACTGATCCGCCACGGAAGAAACAATACGTTGAGAATCCTTCTTTTCTTTCGCGGCCATCCCTTCCAGCAATGCACTTTCTCGTTCACCCATTCCCAGTGTAGCACGGCCTTCATCTACCTCGCGGGTCAACTTCTTTGATCGCTGCATCCGAGACAATGCTTCATCTAACAAGGCAACAGTTGGCTGTACTTGCTCAGGGGCAGCAATTGCAACTAGCTCCTTTGTAACAGGGAATGCATATTGTGGTTCTGTTTGCGGTGCCTGTCCTTCAAACACTCTCCCCTGTCCTAAAGCCCTCTCCGGGGTGAGTGGTTGCAATCCTGGCCGTGGCCATACCTCAGATCCCAATGGCGCAGCTGGCAATTCTGGACGTGGAGCGGGGAGTGCAATTGGGGGTGGAGGAGGATTCCCTGCCTCAATCGCCTGCATTGCAGATGGCTCCGGTCCCGCTTGCAACATCCCCGCTATTGTCTGTTGTGGTCTTGTTACAGTTGCCGGTAGTTCAACTTCGGGGATTCTGAAATTTGGCTCAGTTGGGATAACTGCCGGCACACCACCAACCTGCCGAGCAGGCAATCCGCTGAATGGTAGATTCTCTTTCGTCGGCCAATAGCTCCCTGGAATCTGGAACGGTTCCTGCGGCGTAGCGGTGGAACGAGGCACGTTATATGCACCAGGGTAATCCTGCATCGACGCACCGACACGAACCTGTCCTGGCAATGGAGCCTGTGGCCTGAACGCCCCACCAACGCCACCAGCCAGCGTACCAAATCCACCACCAGCCAACATCCCAGGGAACACTCCAGGCCATCCAGCTTCTTGCCCACCCTGGATTGCACCAAGCAATGAACCTTCCGTTGCACCACGGATCACTGCACTTGTCAATGGCACAAGCTCTTGCCCGATGACTTTTCCTGTGATTGCCTCTCCCGCAGCACCAACCCGACCAAGCAATCGTGGACCAATGAGCGCGAGTCTTGCGGGCAATGATGTGGGATTCAACATTGAAGCTAGAACCTGTCCTGTTACATCGGTTCCAAGCTCCAATGACTTCCGCAAGCCACTCTTCTCTTCCCGTGGTGTTGCACCAGGAACCTGTGGGCCAAGGCCCATTGTCAGATTACGGACCACATAATCAGCAATATCCGCCATCGTGCGGACACCAGCTTCCCGCAATGCACCACCACCATACTTCACATCCTTCTCCTCCTCCGTCATCATTGGATTGGCGTCAGGAGGTTCGATGCGAAATTGGAATCCCTGTTCTTCCTGTGGTTCGTTGATCTTGAATTCCACAGTTCAGTCTCCTATTGTGCGACCTTCCACCCCGTTCGCGTTTTGACGAAGTGGAGAGTTTGTCCACCCACGTCTGCGGTTGTCGTTGAACCAACAGTTGCAGAGCTGTGCTGTGAATTCAACTGTTTGGTCAACTGTTGGACAACTTGCTTATCCCCACCAGGCTGGACTGGCCGAGGACCACCTTCAGCCGATGCACTTCTCCTCTGTTCCAATGCCTCAGCAATCAACTGCATCAGTTCGCTTCCCTGCGTAGCAGCATTGGGATCAAGCGGATTCCCTGCACCAGTTTGCAGGATCTGCATCAAGCGAGTCGTGAAATCATTCGCATTCTTCCCGCCCATCAAATCCGTGCGCTCGCCCGCATTCTCTAACACGCCCTTGTGATAATTGCCAGTTTCCAGCAACTTCCCCCAACCGAGCTTTGTAGCTTCCTTGACCTTCTCGCCTTTCTTCTCTTCAATATCCAGCTCATGCTGATACTTCGATGGAATCCCTGTATCACCATAGAACTGTGGAACACCGGCAGAAAGCAATGCAGCTAGCATTGCATCACCAGGATTCATGCTCTCCAGAGCCTGTTGCAATGGAGTCTTTTTCCACACTTCCGTTCCAGCTCTTGCAGTCTGCTGGCCTTGCAAATCCAGTCCAGCCGAGGCATTCTTCAATGCCTTGGTCTTAGCTTCTTGGCGCAAACCAGAACGTTCCACGATCCCTGGAATGTTGAACTGCCCAGTGCCAACCTCCATCATTTCATCTTCCACCGGCATGAAGCGTTGGCCTGTTTGCATGTAATGCTGCATGGGATTGATCTGGGCCAATTGCTCTGCTGGCGCACCTTGGGCAACTGCATTCAGATACGCCAAGAACGAAGCCTGTTCCCGCCCCTCACGTTGCAATTGCTCTCGTTGAATCCTTGCAACATCTCCTGGCCCATACCCACCTGTTGCGTAGTCTATTGGTACAGACTGCACACCTTCAGTGGGATATCCACCAATCCGGCTTTGGCTGAAATCAAACATGGAACATCCTCCTTAATTCTCGCCCCACCATTTGCGTGGGCCATAGTCAGTGTACGCATCAGCCGGCATTGGAGATCCATTACCCAATGAATACAAGCCAGCGCCAAAGCCGGGAGAACTCCATGCCTCACCAGTTCCAGGAATCCTCGTTACACCAGACTGATATGGAGTTTCCCCATACGTATCCGCTGGAGCTATTGGCTGTGGCCCGGATGCAATTGCTTGCCCAACCGGCGAAGGCTGACGTTGCTGTGACCACCAGCGAGCATTCTCTCGATCCATGTATGCATTTGCCGCTGGACTGTTCTGGCCCAGGCCATAATTGGAACCGATGAACGATTGTGAAAATTCCCCTGGTGCCTGTTGTGGTTGCTGCTGTGGAAATACGAATGCGCTTTGCGGCGGAGGCAATTGCTGTCCACCCTGCGCTTGTTGTGATCCAGCATTCGTTCTTCCACCACCTTGCATTAACTGCGCGAGCAACCCAAGCAACGCAGCGGAATTATCTTGCCCGCCACCACCATTTCCAGGGGCAACCGTTGGCTGCATTGCAGCTAGCCCTGTCGTTGGCTTCCGCAGGCTTTCATACGGATTGACTTGCACTCTTTCAGCCACGGTGTCCCCCTATGCGTTCATCGTAGCGTTGAACTGATTCTGCTGCTGCATCAATTGCAACAGCTGCATCAGCGGAGACACCGACATACTGAACCGATTCTGGCCAGACTGGTTTGCAGCAACCTGTGCTGACTTTCGAGCCTGCTGGAATCCCTTCATCGTTTGATCTTCCTGGCTCGCATACTCAGAGGACAGGGTAGATCGCCCAAGGCCACTGAAGCGATTCTTCAACGCACTCAGCGCATTATTCTGCTGTGTGTCCAGATCACCCAACGTTGCATTCAACATCGTCTGATCTGATTGTGGGCCTTGTTGCAGCAATTGTGCAAGGGCAGTCTGGAAATCATACCCTGGCAATGGGCTGCTTCCAGAAGCTCCATAAGTACCCCCTGCATCCAAACTCTTGCCATAACTCATTGCTGCCGGCCCACTAATTCCAGCCTTCGCAGCACGAGCATCGAAATAACCACCTAATCCGCTGAATGACATTTCACTCCTCCGTTGGTTCAGGACCACATTGTGGGTAGTATGTTCTCATACATGCCTGGAACCTATCCCACATTGTTTCAATGCTTGCATGTCCACCAGTAGGGGGGCCTGGATCACCACCGATATTCGGTCCATCGCAAACTTGCGCGTCCAACGGAAAGGCACTTGTGGGATAACGACAATGCGGATTTTCAAACCCATACGTAACGCATGCAACAGAGCCATCTAGTGTAAATAGTTCAACCTTAAATCCCTGGAACAAATCAGGAGAAAATCCCTGTCCAGACCAACCGAAGCCTTGGATGATGCGGAAACCAGAAAATGGCGCGTCACTAATGAAATTCGTGCTTCCTGCCCAGATATGAGTCCTTCCATCTTCCTTCCATGGATGTAGTCCCGGATATTCATTCAACACCCAACAGGCCGAAACAAGGCTTGCACCACTCATTAATTCCTTATCCTGATCCGGCCCTGTCGTATTTGTTGGATTCTTTGGTATGAACTTCGGTGCCGATCCACTAGGTGTCGTTCCACCACCACCGCCAATATTGATTGGATCAATTGGCAACGGACCTCCAGGTCCATCTACCGTTGGAATTGATACAATTGAACCAGCCAATATTGTATCTTCAGTTTCATAGACAAACCGAAGATTATCGTACAACTGCTTACTCAATGTCCTGCTCCATTGCAGCGATTTCAAATCCAATGAACTCCCATGCAGATACACCAGAGATCATTAGCTGAAATCCCCAACCCTGGTCAGTGGGCAAAACCAATGATGCCCGCACGACATCTCCGGTTGTATCCAAACTCACAACCTGAGAAATTCCTGCAATTGGGTTTGCTGCACCATCCCGATAGATGTATGGAGTCACTGTTGCACTACTCCCCGCTTGTGGCCGGAATAGCACAATGAACTTCTCTTGTGTCCCCCATGTCTTTGTTTTTCCAATTTCCCCATAAATCTTTGTCTTGAAATAACCGGTATATCCGACGCCTAAGTCCGTCGTTCCGCTGAACAAATTCGCCAAGATACCATTCGTTTTTCCCACAAGCACCTTGTTCGGAGACTCATATCCTGAACAATACGCCGTAACGTCATGGATGGAAATACTACTGTCTGGAAGATAGAATTTCCATAATTGACCCATAACGTCCGTCGAGCTTGTTGGAATGAATAGGTATATTGTATGCTCGTTTGCAGACCATATGGCATGGGCGTATTGCAAATACGCACCATATGAATTAACCATTGCCCTCCATGCGCGTTGTTTCGGTTCTGTCAATGGAGGGAATGTCACAGCGCCCAATGCATTTACCAGATACGCCCCGCTGTAATGGACGAAAAAGATGCCATGTCCAATATTCACTAGCGCCCTTTTCGCCGTGTTGCCAATATCTCCTGAAACATAACGAGTCCGCCAAGTCCCTGGATCGAGCCCACGAACTTGATAAACCTCGTCCGCTGTGAAGATACATAGATCATCACCTAGCCCTGCGGCTAATCCTGTGATCGGTTGTCTGTTACCACCAATAGGCTCACTACCGCCACCGCCAGCAGATACAAAAGAAAGAGAAGCATGGGTGAAATCCGGATTAGACCAACCAAATCCATCAACTCCCAGAGACGTAGGTGCGACATATAATCTCCGATTCAACGGATGCATTGTTGCGTATTGAGGAATCCACCCCGTTGGTAGATTCATGTCTTTCCAAATGCCATCAGCGGGATCACGCCATTTTGCACGATCAACACCAGTGAAGATGCAGGCAAAGCCAGGACCAGGAACAATCAACGGGAAAGAACTACCAGCCATCCCAGAATACACCGCACTGGAATCATCCCACAAATATCCACTGCTAGTGAATTGCACTCGATGCCGTGTTCCATCGGGCCTTCTATATGCCCGCACAGCACGGATCGTTACACCACCTTCAACTAATGCCTCCTGCACTTCTCCGCCACGACGCTTGCATGGATGGGAATCAACATTCCTCCCCTCCACCCATTCAGCATCGTCAATCTCTGTTGGAGCAACAGAATCTCGTTCCCCTAACCAATTAGCTGGTGTTACTTTGATTGTAGAAAGGGCTTCCATTATTCCTTGCTCCATGAGTCTGCTGGTGGAGATTCCTTAACCCAATCATCAGCAACTGGAGATTCCTTTGCCCACGTATCATCAGAGAATGTCTCTTTCGCCCATGCATCAAGGCGTGACGCGAAATCAGCCAATATTGTATCCAGATTGACTTGCTCTCTCGCCATTGCACCGAGGACATAATCAAACTGTGGATACAAATTCCTGTCTTTGATAGCTGTTGCAATTAATGAATCAAACGAAACCTGCTTTCGGATTGTCTCCCCCATTTCAAATTCCCACATAAGGAAATCTGGTGGGAATGCTTGATCTGCAAGAACTTCATCCCTTATAATTTGTTTACAAGCCACGCTTGCAAGCAATGCATCCAATTGCACTGATTCACGAGCAGAATATCCAATCGCGTTATCGAAGATTTCAGAGTTCGCCTGGAATGCGAAATAGAAAAATGGGAGCAAATCAGTATTGCATTCATAACCAACAGTGAACCCTGTTGCTGTCAGAGTTTGCACCGCATAGCCAATATCGTTTATCCCATTCGCATAATGAAATGAATGATCTCCTGCTAATGAATTAGGCCGGATAATTGTAACACCAGTTGTCGTTGGATGAACAAGAACAACTTTCGGGAGGAATGGATCTCCCATTGCAACAGCCCGCCCGCTGAACACACCATTGCCAGTATAGGTCCCAAGGAATACATTTAATGGCTTTACTCGCAATGCGACATAATAGCAAACATTCCCCAAACCATTTAAGATAGCACCGGGACCACCGATGTTAAATCCATCCGAGTGAACGCCAGTGATATATCCTGCATTTGGAGCAAAACCGTAATGGAAACGGAACGTTGCATCGCCGCCAGGTATTGCTGACCAAAGATAACCAGTATCAACAGCAGCACTAACTATAACAATGATAAGATCAGGTTGGAAACCCACGCCTACAATTGATTGACTTGGGTTGCCATTCCCAGTGAAAGTCCCCATCTTTGCATAGGTTAATTCTTCCGCAATAGCTAGATAATGATGAACTTGCCCACTTGCATTCAGCCCTGCATTGGAACCAAGCGTGAACTTCCCTGTTCCTAACGTAATTCCCCCACTCGTCAGTCTCTCTGATCCTCCTGCATTTATTGCATGACCAGCAGTCATGGTTTTCATATGCTGCCAACAAAGTTGACCATGACGGAAAATGCAGACCCAAGCTGGATTGAACGTCAAATTCACATCCAGTGTGCCTGCATTTCCCGTGTATGTTCCAGTCACAACTTCTGGCATTACGCAGAAACTCCACTAATCCGAAGAGTGAAAGTATCGTCGAATGGATCTTTGCCAATTGGCAACGCCATCTTCAACCAAATCCCTTGCGCGTGCGTGGCGGTGAACACGCCACTATTCGCAAACGATTTCTGTGCCGTGTCAAAGGAGAATCCAGCTGGTGCAACGCTTCGAACGTTCCCACCACCATTCGACGTTGTGCCATCTAGAACAGTCTCCATCGCAAACGTCCAAATGTTTTGTGGGTCCGAAGCGATTGCAAGAATGGCTCCAGTCAAAGCCAGTGTTGCATTGATGTTCTTTGCAAAGATCTTCTCATAATAGTTTTTGATCAACGACGGATCAGATATCGCATTGTAACACGGAATGCGACATTCGATCAACGTCGGTTCCATCGTCGCAATCGTCGTTCCACCACCCGACTTGCGGATCGTCACGGTGCCAGTAGTTCCTGCACTCTTCACGGCCTTGAGGAATATCTTCATTGTTGCCACAAACGCAACAACACCAACACCGCTGAGTGTTTTCACTTCTGACGTCAGCACACCGTCATTTCCAATATAATAGATTGTAACGGTCTGCGTTGTATCAGCGGCAGAAGAAGAAAGCATTTCCAACGTCGTCGCCGTTCCAATTCGTGTGAACGATGGCTTCTTCGTTGTATCCATCGCACCACCGATATTTGGTGTGACTTCATCGTTTGGCATCACGGCGCTGCCGTAAAAGAGAATGTCAGTTAATGCGAGTGGCATTTCAATTCTCCTTATTTACGCAAATAGTTACGTGTTTCTCGCGGTAGTGCTTGTCTCCAATCACTACCATATTGCGAGAGCAAGCGAGACAATCTTGTCGGCCCTGCATTGTACGCAGCTAATGCGTAGTCAGGATGACCGAAACGCTGGAGCAATTCAGATAGATAACGAGTGCCAAGGGAGATATTGAGGAAAGGATCAGTTTGTGCATCCTGCACATCCTGACCATATGATTGGATCAATTGTGGCATTAACTGCATATGCCCCAATGCGCCGGCACGGCTGACCTTATCAGGCCCACCGCCTTCAATGCGAAGTACTCTTCCAATCAAGGACGCCGGAACATCATGTTCCTCCGACGCGGCCATGATTGCATCAGCGAGAGATTCTTTCTTTCTCTGCTGACCGCCCAGATATGTATCTGGCATTTGCATCGACTTCTAACCTTTGCCTTTCACACTGAAGGCATCGCAGCTTGTATCAGCCACCGTTCCATATCTTAGTCAGTGGCTTCTTATGTATCTTGCAACAAAGAATCATTGCACAGCCGCGATGAATGGGTTTTTCCAATATTCAGTTGGGATGATCCCTGAATTCCTGCGATATGGTTGAAGCGTGATTCTGTCATCGCTGGAATCTTTGTCATCTTGTTCCATCTTTTTCAGGTATCCACCGAACACTTCAGCCAATGCCTTGGCTTTTTCTTGCTCCCTTAAATGCAGATATGCAGCAGCCCGCAGTCCATAACGCAAGCAATTCAGCCAACGATCTGGAATGACTGGCGTGTCACCATCCACCAATGCCGGCGGATTGTAGGTATATATCAGATTCATCACATAGCTGTTTGATTGCGGTGGTGCAGCTATGAGAATGTTATTGTCGTAGACTGTGAAATCAGTAGGAATTCCATTCGGGATAGATTCAAGCCGAGGATAACGGCCAACGAAATCCGCCAAAGCCATTTCATGCAACTTTGGCGAATCAGAACTACCGGTATTGACGAACAAGACATGCAACTTCCGGAAATCAATTGGAAGTCCGTATTTATAAATTCCAACCCCGCAGGCTCTTGTTGCCCTTGTTGTGATGAATGCCCAATCTGTGTATGACAAGACAGTTTGATAAACTTCATCAAACCATATCCTTGCCTGCACCACCAGATCAGTCCTTCCAACTTCAGTAAGAACCGAATTGATGATCTCCAATTTCGTGGCCACTTCAATCTCCCTGGAGTGGGGAGGCCATCAATTGCACCTCCCCACTCCCCTGCGAGGAACGTGTGATGCTAGATCAGGTCCAGCATCACCACCGCCTTGCGCCGAACGGTATCGGACGCAAGGGTCTGCAACGCCGTGGCAACGACAACATCATTGATGTCATCCGTCACCGAAGCATTGTTTGCAACAGTGGCGAGCGGGAGAAGAAGTGCAGCTCCCGCAGCCAACCGATCCCCTTCTGCCACCGCCGTACCCGCTGCAACCATGTCAGCTGATTGATAGATCCCTTTCGTCTGGACCCATCCGCTGTATCCATCAGCGATGTCAGCCACAGGAATGCCAGCGGTACGCTTTCCCGCTTTTGCCGCAGCCGCAAGCAACGTCCACCGCTTGATGAATCCCACGGTGTCTGTGTTTGCAATTGCAGCAGTCAAAGCAGGGAAGAAATCAACCCGCAACGCAGTCACTCCCGTCACGTAGCTGATTTCACCTTCTGGCGCTGCACCAGCAGCACCGCCATCGTCGATGACATGGATGATGTCACCAACTGCAACCTTAGCGGTGACGAACGAACCAGACGCGCGAGTTGCATGCAGGGTGCTCCCCGCATTTGCAGTGATCGCGCCGATGATCCCGCCATCGTACATCGTCAGAGCATCGGCCACCAAAGCACCGCCGCTCTTGTTCTGCACATAGCGGAACCACCGCTCACCGAATTTGTCATCATGCTCGACACGCAACGTGCCGAACTGATGCTTTGGAACAAGCGACGTTTCGGTGAGTTGATCCATGAACACGGACTTTAGCATTTGAGTTCTCCCCTCATGCTATGCCCATCTCTGGGCTGTTGACGCGGATCGTTATTGCACTACGCGATAACGATGTCCGCCAGGACTCCCTGCATCCGGCTGTTGGTGATAGTCAGGTTGCCCTTCGTCACAACCTGTGCAACGCGGTCCAACTGGTTCGGAATGGGCTTCCAGTCGGTCATCATGAAATCGGCATTGGTGTCAATGACCAATTCCAGATACCGCTCGTTAAGCATGTACGCGGTAAGCGCAGGACACGATGGGCTGAACGTGAGAGCGCATCCCTTGTACTGCAACGCCTCGAAGCCCGCATCGCCCATGCGAGGATCATAGATCCGCATGAACGTGGTGAGTCCAGCCTCATACCACTCATACACCGCGCTGTGCGTGAGGATGAGCGTTGGATGGTCATTGCCGATGGAGCACTGGTTGTAGAGAATCCGGAAGTTGAATGCTACCGGATTGTCACCAGTGGGAAGTGCGGTAACAGACCATGTACGAAGCTGGTTCTGCCACCACAAAGCAGAGGAACGGTCAATACCACCAACCGTTCCTACCGTTGGCGTCTTGCTGACGAGATTGAGCAACCCGTCAAAATCCAAGGCGCCATTGCCCGAGCCATCTCCAAAGAGCATGGACTCGAACTTGTCCACCATGGAAAGTTCCAGGTTCTTCAACTTCGCCTGCGCCAGCGACATGATCTGGTTTTTCCCGACGTTGGTGGTATCGTCGGAGAACAACCGGACCACGCTGCCTGCAATGTACTTGTAGTTGAACTGCGCGGTGGTCAGCGGATCAGTATTGCCAATGTTCACAGTGCCCCCAGGACCCAGGGATTGCACCGTGTTGTTCTTGGCGTACATGATCGGTTGACCGATCCACCGGGCGCCAGTCTCACGCCGCACACGTTCCTTGCTGTAAAGCCAGTACCAGAACGGTGTGGCGTTGAAGATGGCATCAATTGCCTTTGGGCGCATGATGTTCCAGGTGGTGGTGTAGAGACTGTCCAATTGCTCAGTCAGAGTCATGGCTTAGCCCTTTCCGAAAACCTTGTCAAACACTAACCCGGCAGCGTCACCATAGGTTTTTGGGGTTTTCCCTTTATTCTCCCCCAAAATATCCGCAGGCCCGCTACCCAACTCAGATGGCGTAGGTCGTACTGCGTTACTGCTCCGGCGAGGTCGTTCAGCGTTTACCTTCTTCAACTCTTTTCCCGACGCTTTTTCAAGTCCTATTGCAAGCAGGTACAACGAGGACGCATCCAATTGCGGGTACGCAGACGAGAGCTTCACCATTGCGTCCTGGTAATCCCAGAAGTCCTCGAATTGCTGCTCTGCTTCCCGCAACTGATCCTTCAGTGAAACCTTGGTTGTCTCCGCACGCATGGGATCAACCAGTTTCTTCACTTCTCCAAGGATGGTAGTGACCATGTACTTCGCCAGACCTTCATTGTCCATGTTCTCGAAGTCTGGCTTTCCTTCCTTCGCCGGCTCTCCACCCTTGTCGTCCGGGCTGTCACCCTTTGCAACAGCCTTGAGGAATGATGGATCGGTGAGCAATGACTCAAGCGATCCAATCTTCTTCCCCATATCAGCAACCTGAGTTCCAAGCGTCTGATTGTCCTTGAGCAGTTTCTCCACCTGCTCCGGGCTCAAATTCTTCTGCTCTCCATCCACCACTTCTTCTTTGCCAGTTTTCGGATCAATCGCCATTTGAAGTTCTCCTTTAGCTCGCTAGCTCGTTGACCAATCCACGCTTTTTCAACTCACGCTTGTACTGGCTCCATGAAGTGATTTCCACTGGTGTATGCCCCAAATGCGGGTGCATGATTGGCTTGAACGTGTAAGCGTTCACCATTGGAATCCACTCCAACTTCCCACCGCATTCACATGGCTTGAACGAAGACAAGTTCTTTGCGATGACTTCGCGCACTTTGTTGCACGTGTCACACTTCGCGTCATACCTGGGCATTGTTCGGTCCTTGCTGCAATAGCTGTGTCATTGGACCCATTGCACTGGCTCCATCGCCACCGCCATTGCCACCCTGCCCACCCATTGCAAGCAGCGCGGCTAACTGTCCTGGCATTGCACTTTGTGGAGGAAGCAGTAGTTCTTCCGTTGGCACAGTCCGCATGGAATCGAGGAACGTTCGATAAAGCACTTGTTGGTTTATTGCGGGATCACTCCGGAAAACTTTGAATATCTCGATTGCCTCCTCTCTTTCCTGCTGCTGCGTTGCCGGGATCGTTGAATCCGTCGCAATTTCAATTTCGTAATCATCCTTCAACGCCGTTCCAACAAATGGAACGTTCCCGATCCCAGTTACTTCCACGAACCGTTCATTGTCCCAGAACGCGAAGATCATTGGATTGATCTTTGTTCTGAATGATTCACTGATAAGATCTGCCATCAAATCCCGACGCTCATCCCCACGGAGCATCAGGTTCTGTTGAACGATCTTCGCCTCTGTTGCAGTTCGTCGAGAGGCTTCAAACTCGCCCATGGAATTTCGGGAATATCCAATGATCTCCCGGATATCATCCCGGAGAACATCAGATATATTGAACAATTCCCGGGACATTGTAGGATTTAGGACATGGGCTGCCTGGTTCGGAGGTCCATCAACAAGGATGACAGGACCAACTTTACCTTCTGCGATTTGCTTTGCTTGATCCGGGCTGACAACGTTCTTGTCAAGTAGGATCTTGATAAGCATGATCTTCTTATGATCCAGCTCAATGGATCGCGTCTCGTTGTATTCCTTGGCAAGTGGCAGCAGCACCTGTGCATCGCTCACCCCCCAGAAGTCCTCCCCATCATCATTGAACTGCATGATGGAAACAGGGAGACGGAACGGCATGTTATGCTGGTCATAACGCATGAAATCTTCACCGCCCGCATCAGTGAACGCCATGACTACCCCATTACGAGCATCCCAGACTTCATAATACATCAAATACTCGTCAGTCTGGGAACCTTCTTCTTTGCGTTCATTGGGTGATACAACAGCGCCACCACCAGAATCTCCCGCTGTGGCGCCATCAGATTTCGGCCCCGCCAATGCACCAGGCCCCGGACGCCAATTGCTGCTTAGTTCCTTCGTTACCTTCTTGCTATAGATCGGATCAGCTTTCACATCATCCAATGGCCGGCGAACGCGGAATGCACACCATGGAGCTTCATGGATGTTCTTCGTTCCCCATGGAACTAGAAAATCCTCCGGCGCACAACGCAACGCCCATGGTGTATCTGGCTGGATCAATTCATGGTAGGAATACTTCTTCAAGTCCTCGTCAATTTTGAGGAGCGAAGTATCACTATCCAGATTCACGCCAGATTCCGCCAACAGTTTCTCAGCCTGTGCATCAACTTGATCATCCAATGGCTCATCATTCTTCGGCTTGTCAGGGAACTCTGTGCCGATGGAATGATATCCATGTTTGAGGATGAAGAGATTGAAACGATATGCATCCAATATCCCAAGTTTGTATTGCCCCTTGAGATAGTTCTGCCTGATTATCATGGAATCAATGGCAGCAACTGTCCGTGCCTTGATTCTGGATGATGGCGATGAAGCCCGTCCAGGTGCAACGCGGGCACTGATTGATGGACTCTTGAAATATAATTGCGGAATCATCGACCGGCCAATGGCGAAGATCATATTCACGTTCACGCCATCCAACGGCCGTCTATTGAGATAATATTCCCTGATTTCCCGCCATTGCTGCAACCGACTGTTGTAATCGAGATATTGCTCCGCCTTCTTTAGCCGATCCCGCCATGTTGCTAACAGCGCCGTTCGCCTAACCCGTGTTGCCATTTTATCCTCGCTGTGAAGGGATGGGGTTTGCAGTCCCCCATCCCACAGTGGCCAGGTTACTTCCGATTCGGGTCCGGATGCTTCACCGCTGATGCAGGAGCCTGTGTTGACACCTGCTTGGGCACGCCATCCCCGGATTCCCGATCCTTTGGACCTTCAATGGGGCCACTGAACTTTGTCGAAGGCATTTCACTTCCCTCCCTTCATCTTGGATTTCATTGCCGCAATGCCACGCGCAATGCCCTTTTGCACTGGCGCAGGTTCCAAGGGCTTGTACGTCTTTGGTCCTACAACTGGTCCCTTCTCAATCAAGGAACCAACGGACTTGCCCTTTCCGTCTTTCTTCATGAATCTAGGCATTGGGAACCTCCGATTTTGCAGGCTTCTGTGAATCCTGGCCGGCTTTCTTCTCCGCTTCCAGCACTTCAACTCGCTCAGCCATTTGCCAGAGCTGAATTACCATTGCACCGATGTTCTGTTGCAACTTCATGTTATCCATGATTCCTCCGGCTACGTTACGTCAATGATTGGTGGTTGTGGCAAGGCCGCAATAGCCTGCCTGTGTTCATACTCCTTCACCGTGCGCTTGAGAATTCCAGTGATCCAATCCTTCGCTTCCTGGGCGGTGGCAGGAGTCACAGCTCCACCAATGCCACCATGAATGGCATTACCGAGAGCTGCAAGAATTCTCTGTGCATCCTCGGCGGAATATGTGAGCGTTAAACTTGGCATGGAAACCTCCTATGCAACCATTGCAGCAGTTCTACCAGCTTCATAGAGATTCGTGCCATCACTGATCCAGTGAATGACAAATACACGCCCGCTAGTTGTGCCAGTTGCAAGTGTTCCAACAGGCTTGAAGCCGGAACCGAATGTGATTGTCCGACTCGTTGTCCCTGTTGTTAGAATGATTATATGACACACAGTTCCAGCGGCTGGAACTGTTGTTGTGAATGTCGCTGATGCAGTTGGTGTAACCTTCTTCGTCGCAGTTGTAGCCAACTCCATTGCTGTCGTGCCATTCGCAAGCAATGTATAAGATGGAGCATTGTTCCCCGGAGAACCTTGAATGCCTTGTGAACCAGCAGCTCCATCATTCCCTGCTGGACCTTGAATGCCTTGTATCCCTTGCCCACCAGTTGCACCAGGCTCCCCTTGCAATCCCTGCTCACCTGGAGGCCCAGGATCACCAGGAGGCCCCGGTGGACCTGGAGTTCCTCCAACAGACAGTTCGCCAACCTTTGTCCATGTTCCAGCAGTATGGCAAAGATAGATTCCTGCATTCACTCCATGCAGAATGCCAAGGTCATTGACACTTGGATTTGGCGGCAAGGTATCATAAGACATTATGACATAATCCCATTTGCAACGAGCGCAGCACGGATTGCGACGACAAGAGCATGGAGTGATGACATATTGCTACCAGTATCCAAGCCATTCGCTCCAGCTCCATAAGCATTCAATGCACCACCGCTTGCAGCAGGAGTTTGTGGTGTGGAGTTGTTACAGGCAAAAGCACCAACGGATTTGACTGTTCCATCAACGAGAAAATTGTTATCCCCTGGATCACTGGTTCCACCGACATGAAAACCGCAATTGGTGGAAATGGGTCCACTAATATGAAGCTGCAAAAGATCAACCACTGCACCACTATGGCCAAGGAACAAATCTCCAGCATTCTGATAAATTTGCCCTTCTGATCCAGTGGAATAGAAAGACAATGTAGGACTGACATCACCAGTTGAAGGTGTGCCGATTCTAATCTTTCCACCAGCAACTTGGAAAAGTTCGGTTTGTGCAATTGTGCCAATTCCTACGAGTCCTGTTGCTGTCATGTTGAACTTTGCATCAACAAGTAGATAAGTAGGTGCGATACTAAAACTGAGACTCTGACTACCGTCATTATACAATGTACCAATATACCAGTCAGTTGCACCAGCGTATGTACCAAATTTAACCACCGATCCTCGTGCATCGCTGGATCGAAGCAAGTTTAGAATACTAAATCCACCACTAGCGGATGTTGCAAGAGATAAAGCTGCATCAGCGACCGAAGAAAACATGTCAAGCAAAACTGCTGGTGCAATTGTTCCAATACCAACATTTCCACCGCGTGGGTTTAGTGTTAGTGGGAATGCATTCGCATTCGATGCATTATGCATCTGTATCCAAGCGCCCCACGGGTCTGCATCTGCAAAACCAAAATCAAGAAATGAATCATATGAAGGAATTGAAAATCGGGCAACTCCTTTAGTTTGTGCGCCTGTCGTTATTGCAATCGGATATCCAACCATTCCAGTTGATCCTGCAATATCTACAGTCTGCACAGGATCAGCTATTCCAATGCCAAGTTTCCCTTCCATATAAACGTGGCCGTCAGCATAAAAAATTACTCGATTTGCACTATTGGTAAAGAAATTTACTGCGTTATTGACGTTATTATTATATATATACCATACATTCGTTCCATCTTTGTCAAAACGAATTCCAGCATTTCCATCTACTCCACTATCAACAGTCAGATATGTATGCGTACCACTTTTCAAGTGTAAAAGGCTTTGTGGGTTATCTGTTCCAATGCCGATAGGACCAACAAATTCAGTTACACCACCAACATTGAAAGATACAATTTCCGCGCCACCAGAACCACCGAAGATCGCAACAACTGCATCACCTACTGTATCATCTTTATTCCAGAAATAAGCAGTACGTCCAATGCTTTCAATTGCAAGTTTCGTTGCAATTGGATTGACTGTTCCAATTCCCACGCTTCCATTATCTTTGAAGATAAATAATGGTTGGTTTGCAGAATTATAAAAGATAATATCTTTACCAGTGACAAGATTCTGGATAAAGAAATTTCCCCCCGTTCCACCAAGAGAAACTTCAGCTCCACTATGCGCAATTTTTGTCAATCCCAATGTTGCAGCATAGGAAGCAACAGGAGCTACCCCAATCCCAACTTCTCCTGTCGGTGCAATGATAATTGATCCACCAGAAGCATTCGTCGCCAAGCGCAATCCATGCGCACCGAAGGTTCCTATCCAATAGTCCAATGTCCCTGATGAATAACTATACAGGCCAAGACTCGCCCCAGATAATGAATTTAGGGTTAACCCATACCCACCGGCAGGATGCCCAATAACCAATGGGCCTGTCATTGCTCTTGAGCCATCGACCAATACATATCCTGCCAAAGCCGCAGCTAAATCTTCTGGGGACACTCCGCCACCAGCAGATGAAATTTGCGCTTGGGCAAGACCAATGTTACTCATTGCAATGACCTTTTGAACCACTGAACGAAGCGATCCCACCAACTAGCCGGCTTCCTGTATGCAGATTGGCCCAGGGGATCTTTCCATATATATGGCAAGCCATAATAGATTTCAAAGATTTTCAAGAATTGCAAGGGAACGTTCTTGGCCGTTAGTTTGTTGTATTCGAATTCCCACCATTCATGTTCATGGATTTTGATTTGAATATCCCCACTCACAGCTTCGCCAAGGATCTTGATTACATGATCCAAGTTCAACTTGCTATGGTCTTTTGCGGGAATGGATAGACAGGACAACGGAGTCGCTAATGGAACTAACGACACATGCGGGAAGGGATAACGGATCGCCGCAAGCATTGCACGAAAAACATCTTGCATATCTTTCATGCCAATAACCCTATCACTTCTGCCGGCCCCGTTCCTTCACTTGCCCGAAGCCAACCACATTTGTCCGTTGCGAATTTAGAAATATTCCAGGAGAACGAACCACCGGCTTTTATTGTATGAAATGTGGCTGCATTCTCCTTAGTACGGAATTGCATTGATTCGTCAGCCCTATTCTGCACGATCACAGTTTTCACAGGACCAACGAATATGATCTCTGTGTCTGCAATCGTCGATAGCGTGAGATTCAGGATCTCTTCTTGTGCTATCATTGGTGATCTCTCCAGTATTCATACCAACAACGGAGCCAAGCAATGACTTTTACGGTGTCACGCCAAGCTGGCTTGGGTCCACAGCCTGGGGTAAAGGGTAGCCGATTTCCCCTTTGTTGGTATATCCACTGTATTGCACGCTAGTAGGATCATTGGCAAATTTCAAGTTCCACGCCCGCACCCTGTAACAGTAGTAGTTTCCTGCGGCCGTTGTAGCGTCCAGATACGTTTTGATGTTCTGTCCAACATCACCGATCTTCGTGAACGCATCCGGTGCAGTACAACGTGCAACCATCCGCTCGATCTGGAAACCGCTTTCGTTGTTTGAGTTGTCCAGCCAATCCAGCGTAGCTGCAACTCCCTGCGTGGCGAACAGCAGCCACATGGCGAAGAACAGGACAACCAACAGCACAATCCGCGCAATCATGTGCAATCCTTTTTCTGGCACTTCACACCGCCTTTCTACGCATTGAAGGTTTACAGCTAGTGGCCTCACGGTCTGGATTTGCTGAATTCGATCCACATCAGGATGCATCCAACGACCATCAAGATCGCCCCGGCCATTGGGGCTTGCTTGAAGTTCGTTGCGAGGGGGAGAGCTACCCAAATGGTAATTCCTGTCCACATCAACAGAGTTCCCATTGCGACCCCCTATTCAGGTCTAAGGATTGACCGTGCAGCGTCCGGGATTGCTTCAAGACATTCTTTGTAATTCGGTGCTTTTGCACCATAGGCGCCGACGTAAAGCATACTAACGTCAGCGTAGGGGCGGGAGTTTCCACGCATGTAGAAACAGCCGTTGGCATTGAGTTCTTTTGTTTGTATCGCCCACTCTTGCATGCTCGTTGCTTGATATGAAGTTGCCATTGTGCAACCAACGAAGGATAGACAGATCAATGCAAGGATCAAGAACTTCATCATGCACGTCCTTTCAATGGTGGGGCTATTTTCAGCAATTCCTCCAATGTCATTTCCCGCGGTCCGCTTTGATTCCATATCCACGGTGATTTTGGGTTCCTGCTTGCATTCCCCTTGCGCTCCAATTCTTCCATGATGGATTCCAGGGAGAATGGATCATTGATCGTTGTTTCAGTTCTTGTTGGATACTTTGCCATTTGCACAGCATAGGCAAGAGCATCCAGAAGGTCATAGTGTTCAATGGCTGGAAACCACGCTAGTTCTTTTATCAAATCCTTATATTCCCGCTTGATAAAGATCCTACCGCTAGCGAATACCGGTTGCAAGATCCCACTCACCCGCGCGCTCTTCTTCTGTGTCGTTATTGGCTTCAGCTCTTGTACGTTGAAACTGATATTGTACTTCCTCATTGCTTCCCGTAATGGATAAGTGAGGATTTTCTGGAACGCAACGAATTCAATTCCAACCCGGCTTTTCCACACCATATGCTGCCGGATGATCTCCTCTATCAATTCGTCCGTTCCAAGATTAGCTTTTCGTGCCTCAAGCACATATATGTTGCGCTCCGCATCAGTGCCAACAGTTGCAATTGCTGAAAACGAATCTCCACGGCCAGTAGCTGGATCGACAGCAGTAAAGCAACGGAGATGCAAAGGAGCAATTTCGTAGTACCTGTTCCAATCAGGGAGGAAGGATCTGGAATCTTCATGCGTTGGATTGTTGAGGTACTGGCACGAAAAAATGAACGGACCTTGATCCTCCAAGATTGCATTAAGATGATCCAAGGTGAATTCATCTTCCCCTAGTCCATTCGTTGGGAATATCGCTTTCCCATCTTCAATCGCTGATCGTACAATGCACTCATACGCAAATGGATTGCTGTTCCCCAAAGTCTGTTTGCTGGAATTGTCAAGGATATGTTGGATGAGGTCATTATGACTCCAGCGCGTCCCAATGATCGTATCAATACCCCGAGCTGGAGATACGAAAAGAGAATATGAGTGCTTGTGGAAATCAACAACTTTCTGCATTTGCTCTGGATAGAGGATGTGATCTTCATTAACGAGGTCATCCTTTATCAGTTCATCATAGTGCCGGCTGACCGCGCTACCTCCAATTCCAATGCTCTCAATAGACGCCTCTGAATACGTCTTTGGACGGACAATTTCCATCTCCGTCGTATTCCACCGCACCTTCCCGAAATCCGGGATGAGTTCTGGAAAGAGCCATTGAAAGATCGCATTCTCTTCAAAGACACTCTGGATCTCTCGCAGGAACTTTGCAGCGTTAGTCGCCGTTGCACTTATAATAAGGATTCGTTGGTTCGGATCGTTCAGCAACTTCCACGTTGGGTACGCCTTCGTTGCCACTGTTGACTTGTAATGTCCCCGCGGCCACACAATCAACCGGCGGCGAATATCCTGGCGTTGGAGGGTCTGGCATAATGGCTTGTGCAGGTATCGTGTCATCTTGTCGTATCCAAGCACCGCCGTTGACAGGAAGAACAAGCTCTGCTTGCATCGTTGGCGCAGCATCAACCGCAACTTCTCCGCTTTCCCCGCATTCAGTCGTGACATCCCGTCCGTTATCATCTCCGGGGTCATTGAGTCTATCAGCGACTGCTTGTAGTAGGGATTGGTTGACGTGGCCATTGGATCTCCCTGCCGTTGGTGTAACATCATGCTCGGTCAAGCCATCTGCTGCAATATCTGCAATGAGCAACCGTTCCAGTCGCCCAAGGAACTTCTCATCAATAAGTATCGTTCGTTGCAATTTTTCAACCTTCTGAATGGGTGAAATTCCATTCATCCCCAATCCACCCATGATCGCCTTCAACTTCACGCCTTCATTCTGGCTCTCCAACGCTATTTGCAACAAGCCATCAACCAGAAATGGCGAAGCAGACATTAAACGATCACGTGTAACTTCCACGTCCCGCTCCATGCCTTCACCGAATTGTTGAATTTCCAATTGTGCTTCAGGACTATTGAGGATCTTATAAACGGAACCAGGACTCTTGTGGACAACCTTGGCTATGCGATACGGTGAGAACCCCTGCAAGAACAATGAAATCACAACTTCACGATCCCTTTTATTGACAAGAGACCATGTTGGATTTTGATCCCAATCTCTACTGGAATCAATAACCGGCGGTGCTGGCAATGCTTCACTTCTTTCCATCACACCCCCGGCTAACCACGATAAACATTGGAGATTTCATTGTCACCGCAACAGCTCTCGGTGCAACATCGGGGCAAACCACGCCCCTCATAATTGCAGCCGTCATTCCTTTGAACCTCTCCATAATCTCTCGGTTCGACATGGCCGTCTCCATCAATGCAAGAATGGCAATATCGGCCTGAACGGTCGGGGTAAATATAGCACAAAGCAAGGGGCTGTCAAGGGGTAAAGTGGAGAAAAAGGAAACTATCATTCTATACTTCTTAGTCACTCTATACATTTCCCTAGAATGACTAAAGTGTTTTGCAATGGCGCGGATATTGGAGAGCCTATAGTAAGAGAGAGGGCATGGCCCTGGGGGGTGGGTGGTCCCTGCCGTGGCATTGGTGCGCCATTGAACTAGTACCATGTGCAATAGGCCACCATTGTAGTATGATATCAAGTGAAATGAAATTTCTCTGGTATGAAATGGATTTTTTCAGGGAAGGATCGAAACGATATCGCGGCGGCGTGCTATGGTGACGAGCTACGTTAGCAGGATGGGGAAAAGGAAAGGGCCAGACGGTGGTTTGTCTGGCCCCTTGTTACGCTAGGTCAACAGCGGACCGACCTAGCTAGGTTATTGGGGACTTATTTCTTGGCGCCAGCCATGATGGACCGCGCAACCTCTTCCGTGCAACCGAATTGCGCCATCATGCCCTTGACCAGTTCGGGGACGTCAAACTTGGCCTTGCCCGTTCGTGTCCCATGCGCCACGTGCAAGGAATTGCGCGCCGCTTGCAATGACAGGTTTTTGCCGTATGCATTGGCATACTGCAAAACGACATTTTCCTTGACTGTGCCATCGGGATTGTAAACGTTCATCGCTTTCGCGGCGGCGGCGTCGGTCTTGTAAATCTTGTAACTTCCCTTGCCCTGATACTTGACCACCTTGTCGTCGTCGCCCTTGATACCGACCTCTACATCCGTTTGAAATTCCGTGAAGTCCGGCGTGTCTTGCAGGATGGTATCCTCAGCCTTTTTCTCGTCGGTTGCCATTGCAGTCTCGCTTTCGATTGTTACTGGTTGCTATTGGTTGACAGTGTTAGTGGATTCGCTCCGCTTTGCCGTTGCGTCTGTTCGCTTTCCTTTCTGGCCCTTGGCCCGTTCGGCGGTTTAGTTATCGTCCCAATCGGGATTGTAGTACAAGGGGCAATGGCAAAAGCAACAGGTCTTGTGCATTTCAGCGAAACTTTGCCGGATGGGGAAATATGGTTCGCTTGCTACAATGGTTTGAGCATTTCCGCATTCATGGTGCAAGAACCTATCACGCCTAGTTACCAGGATTCCCTTGCCGATGTAAAACCCGTGGCCGTTCCATATTCTAGGTCTTGCCATTCCTTCCCCCTTTCCCTGCCGGTTTCCCCCCTCGCCTTTAATATGGTACGCCAGACCATTTTCCGCAAGGGGCCAGAGCCATTTATTTTCGCTTTTCGCCAATTATTTTTCAGCGTCCTGCCGGTTGCGTTTCCCTGACATATTGGCTGGCGACGTTGACCGTTTGAAATTTGGAGGATTGCAATTTCTCAAAGGT